CTGGACGGATATGCCGGGACACAGGGGACGGTAGTTATCGGCTCCGTCATTATGGAATCGGAAAGAGACGTTTACGAAGATGCTGTATCGTGCCACAGGGTCATCATGGACTTTTTTGTGTGGCATAGCGAATAAAACAGGAGGACACGAAAATGTCAGACGGAATAGTTGCTCAGGGAACCAAACTGGAAATGGGGACCGGGGCCGGAGGGGCGGTAACAACGGTCACGGCGGCTGTCGGATACCCCACGATCATCACGAAGGCAAATCACGGCCTGACCAACGGCACGGTTGTTACACTGTCGGCCTTTGCCGGCGCCAGCGCGGCATTGATGAATGATAAAGTTGTCGTTGTCAAAAACGTCACCACAAACACCCTTGCTCTCGATATCGACACAACCGGGGGAACTCTCACGGCAGCAAACGGTACGCTCACCCCTGTCGCGTATACCGAGATCGGAAACATCATGGATTTCGATGTTGTCGGGGACAAGCACAACATGATTGATTTCACGCATCTCAGTTCAACGAGATCCATTGAAAAACCCGGTATCCCCAGGGGCAGCGAGTTGACGTTTGCGATGAACTGGACGGCTGACGATACCGGCCTTCTCGCGGCAGAGGAAGCGCGTGCGGCCAAGACCGAGAAAGACTGGAAAATCACCTATTCCGATGGCTCAGTCCACTCGTTCAAGGGCTACGTCACGAACATCCAGGGCGGATCGGGCGGAGTCGATGACAAAGTGACCGGCTCCATCACCATTCATCGCTCGGGGGCTCTGACGCTGACATCATGAACCGGATAACGGGCGAAAAGAAAGTGACTATCAACGGGCAGGGCTACGTCATGCGATTTACATGGCGGGCCCTTGCCGAGATCGAGGCCGAGTACGGGGACAATCCGAACCTGCTCAAACCTGAGATTGTCGCGGCCGTCGCATCGGCGGGATTGCGGGAAAGACACCCGGAAATGACACCGGACAAGATCATGGAGTTGTCGCCTCCGCTCATGCCCTTCGCGCGTGATGTTCAGACGGCGATACAGTGGGCCTATTTCGGCAACGAGGCAATACCGGGAGTTACGGGTGACGTAAAAAAAAACCGCTTGGCGGGTATGCTGTCGCGGCTTATAAAACGGCTGTCGCGGCGGGAATAAATCCCGTCGAGTTTTGGGGTATGACCCCGTACCTGACGGGGAAAGCGATCGCCACGATGATCGAAGAAACAGTAACCAGGACGTGGACGCTGGCAAGCATGATGAGGATGAAGACATTGCCGAAACTGAATAAGCTGTTGAGTAAAAAAACGGGACAGGATGCAGGAATGAGATTGAAAGCGGCGCTGATCGGGATCAGCGAGAAGGAAAAGGGGAAATAGCATGGCTGAGCCAATAGGAGCCTTACGCGCTGAGATGTCCGCCGGTTGGGCTCAATTCCAGTCCGACATGCACAAAGCCCGCGATGCCGTCAAAAACTCCGGCACTCAGATGCAGAAGAGCATGGATAAGGCAAAGCGGTCTTTTGACCTCACGTCCTCATCCATAACGAAACTCGCCGGGGCGGTATCCGCTGTCTACCTTACGAAGCAATTGATACAGATCGCCGACACATACACGTTGATGGACAACAAATTGAAACTCGTCACCGGGTCCGCCGATGAATTGAAATACGTACAGGAGGGGCTTTATCAGCAATCCCTCCGGTCCTTCTCATCTTATGAGTCATCCGTTGACCTGTACTCGCGCTTTGCGAAGGCCACCGAAACGTTAGGAACGAGTCAAGGTGAATTGCTCCGCATCACCGAAACCTTGAACAAGGCCATGATTATCTCCGGGGCAACACAGGAAGAATCGAAGAACGCCATTATCCAGTTGTCTCAGGGCATGGCGTCCGGCGTGCTCAGGGGTGAGGAATTCAACTCGATCATGGAGAACGGCAGCCGGATCGCAAAAATGCTGGCCGATTATCTTCATACGGATGTGGGCGGTCTTCGTGCAATGGCCATGGAGGGAAAGATCACCTCTGAAACTATGATTAAGGCGTTTGCGGCGGCCACTGACACCATCGAGAATGAGTTTTCCAAGATGCAACCCACCATCGATCAGGCCATGACGAACCTAAAAACCGTATTCGGGCGCCTGCTGTCGGACAGCAACAAAAGCGCGGAAGGTACGAAGTCTGTAGCCGAAGAGATCATGAAACTGGCCGACACTATCGAGCAAAATAAGCCGGGCATCATCGAGCTTTTCACGGAAATCATATCCCTCGCGGGCAAGGCTGCCCGGGCAATCGGCAACATAGGCCAATCCTTGCAGGGGTGGGGGGCAGTAAAACGGGGCGAGCTTGGCATTGGTGAGTTTGCCACGATGGGGCCGGAAGACCTTAAAAAGTGGCTGGCGGGGAACGATACCGAGGAAAAGCGAATCCAAAATCAGATAGCCAAGCTCCAGCAGAAGCGGGCCGGGGCGATATTACCGCATTATCAGGCACTCATCGATAAAGAGATTGCACAGCTTGAAGCCAGACTCAAGGCCGCACAGGGGAAAGAATCTACCGCTGACAATTACGTCCCTTCATCGGGCAGGAAGCCTGGTACTGGTGGCGCGGGCGGCAAGGACAAAAAGGAAAAGAAGACCGAGGCCGAGAAACGCCTGAAACAGGGCGAGCAGGCTATCATGCAACTGGAGAGGGAAAAGGCGACTATCGGCGACATCACCCGCGAGGAAAAGATGCGCTGGGAAGTCGCGCAGGGACAGTACAAGAGCTTAAGCGAGGCCCATAAGGGGAAACTCGTAGCCCTTGCCGCCGAACTGGATGCGCTCGATGCGGTGAAAGAGGCTGACGAGGAAGCGAAGAAGAACCGCGAGGCCATAGAGAAGCAGATAGACTCCCTCAAGGAGCAGGCCGCCACGTTCAGCATGACGGATCGTGAGGCTACGCTTTACCGCATGACCCTCGAAGGCGCGACACAGGAGCAACTTGAGATGGCAGACGCCATGCTGGCCGCCAAAGAGCGGATGGAGGAAATAAAACGGGTACTCGAAGACATCAAGACCCCTCAGGAAGAGTACAACGAGACAATCAAGAAACTGAAAACGCTCCTTGAAGAGGGCGCGATTACCTGGGATCAGTACACGGCAGCCGCCAAGAATGCGGCAGAAGTCCTGAAAAATGCAACCGACAAGGGAAAGGATGCTTTCCAGGAATTACGACAGGCAATCGAAGGCTGGGGCAAGGACTCTGCGAAGGCGATAGCGGACTTCGCTATTTCCGGGTCGGCCTCGTTTTCCGACATGGCGCAGAGCATCATCAAAGACATGATATCTATGATGATCTATCAGCAGATGATGAAGCCCCTCTTTTCCGGCATCAGTACCAGTCTCTTCGGTGATGCGGCGACCGGTGAGACAGGCCTTCTCTCCGGCATCTTCGGCGGCAATCGTGCCGACGGCGGTTCTGTTTCTCCCGGCAAGATGTACGAGGTAAACGAAACGGGTCTGCCTGAACTCCTCAATGTCGGCAACCGGCAATTTCTGATGATGGGGAATCAGAGCGGGTACGTGGCGGCGGCAGGTGCGGCGTCCGGCGGCACAGGCGGTTCCGGCTCAGGCGGCGGGGGTGTAGAGGTCCATATCCACAACAACAACGGGTCTCAGGTCTCCCAGCAGACAAGCCAATCGTCGCAGGGCGGCACACAGATCGACGTTATGATCGATGCGGCTGTTGCTAAGAAAATGTCTACCTTTGGAAGCAAATCGAACAAGGCGTTGAGGTCGAACTTTGGCGCGAAAGAAGTATTAACCAACAGGTGATAAATGGCGATACCATCATGGCCTAACGCATTGCCTCAAAACCTCCTGTCAGAGGGCTACAATGAATCCCTCAGGGATAATGTTCTGAGGTCAACCCCGGACGCAGGACCGGCAAAGGTGCGGCGTCGCGCAACGGCAGGGGTCAAGCCGGTGTCCGGCAGGCAAGCCCTAACCACGACAGAGCTGCAAGCCTTGATAACCTTCTACGAAACGGACTTGCTTGACGGGTCATTGAGGTTCTCGTGGACAAGCCCCATAGACGGCACTACCGCCGTCGAGATGCGATTTACCTCGCCACCATCGTGGTCCGCAATCGAACCCGGATTATGGGATGTAGCCATTGCCGTCGAGGTGCTACCTTGAGCCTCACGTCCCTCAACTTCCGTCAGGCCGCATACGCACAGGAAACGGGACGTGTAATTATCGCCCTCATAACCATTGACCACCCCGACCTTTCCACGCCTATCCGTATCAGCACGGACCCGACAGCTCGCCTCATCGGGGAAGGGTACACCAACGATTTAGATGTGGTTTACGGTACGGTGTCGAGAGAGAACACCTTTATATTTTTGCCCGTCAAGCTCGGCCTGCCGAATGACACCGACGAAGGGCCGGGTGAGATGACCCTTGAGATCGACAATATCCATCGGCAATACACGGAAACAATCCGTTCGATAATGACCCCTCCCACGGTTCAGGTCGAGCTTGTGCTTGATAATGCGCTTGATACCGTGGAGGCACAGTGGCCAGAATTTCTGCTCACCGACATCAAATATAACGCCACGACAATCACCGGCACCCTGAAACTGGAGACCCTTGAACGTGAACCGTTCCCGGCTGGGTCATTTTCTCCGGCATATTTCGGAGGGCTATTTTGAACTGGACGGATAACTACATAGGATTGCCCTTCAAGCCCGATGGACGGGACCGCTCGGGGTGTGATTGCTGGGGACTCGTCTGTATCGTCTACAAAGAACAACTCGGCATATCCCTGCCGGAATACAGGGGCATTTTCGTTGACCAGTCGATTTCGTCATTGAAGGCGGCGGCGCGGGCTTACGCCATCGGTAAAGAGGCATGGCAGAAGGTAGACAAGCCTGAGCCTTTCGATGTCGTGATGGTACGCACAGGAGCGTATACGTGGCACGTTGGCGTAGCCATTGACCAACACAACATGCTCCACATCATGTCGGGAATAAACTCTGTCATAGAGCCGTTTACGGGAATCCAGTGGAAGCACCGCGTGGAGGAATTTAGACACTATGCAAGATAAGCCCGTCATAATTCAGCCGTCACCGTTCAGGACTTCCAAGGTCATGGTTGCCCAGCAGGGCATGACGGTCATGCAGATGATAACCCAGATGTATGACTTGTCCGGTGTCCCTGCGGTGTGGCGCGATTATGCGGTAATGGTCGAGGTCAACGGGATACCCGTAACCCGTGACAAATGGACACAGAGGCCGTCTACAGACGACCATGTGATGATCCATGTTCCTGTTCATGGAGGCGGCGGAGGTGGTGGTAAAGACCCTATCCGCACCATACTGTCCATTGCCGTAGTGGTTGCGGCTGTTGCTCTGACGGTACCTACTGGCGGCGGGTCACTTACCTTGCTCGGATTACAGGCTGGGGGATTCGCGTCGACCCTTGTGGGCGTCGGTGTCCTTACCGCCGGAATGTTCCTTGTTGATGCGCTTTGCCCGATACGCACGCCGGACTCGCCCTACATCGCATCGCGTAGTAGCTATGCTGACAGCCCTACATACAGCATATCAGGGGCATCGAACCGCGCTAACCCTTTTGGGCCTGTTCCGGTAGTGCTCGGCAAGCATCGCGTGTTTCCTCCCTATGGGGCACAGCCCTACACGGAAATACTCGGCAACGACGAATACCTGCGGATGCTCTTTGTCTGGGGATACGGACGACTTGATATATCGGATATCAAAATTGGGGAAACCCTGCTGTCGTCTTACACCGATTACGACATAGAAACCGTCGAGGGGACATCTACCGACGCAGATATCACGCTGATACCGGACATAGTCACACAGACATCTGTCAATGTCTCACTAACTGCGGCAGGTGGACGGGTTGTCAGGACAGCCGAAGCAGGAAGCGACGAATTGAGCGTTGACATAGTATTCCCGCGCGGGCTTGCATACTTCGACAATAACGGCAACCGAACCTCATATACTGTATCTGTAAGGGTGGAGTACCGGAAAGTAGGCAACCTGACCTGGATAACTCAGCATACATTTACCCGTACAGATGCGACATCATCCGCAATCAGGGTGGGGCATAGCTGGGCTGTAGACAAAACAAAGACATATGAGGTTGCGCTCACCCGATTAACCGCAGATACCGACGATACCCGGACGATTGACGATGTAATGTGGTCGGTATTGCGCTCGATCAAGAATGACCCACCTGTGACGTTCCCGAAACCACTTGCCATGACCGCACTCAGGATAAAGGCGACGGAACAGTTACAGGGAGTCATCGACAGCCTCAACGCCATTGTCACATCATATGCGCCGACATGGGATGCGGTGAGTGGTGAATGGACAACCGAGGAAAGCCTGACGCAGAACCCTGCGGCCCTGTTCAGACTCGTACTTATGCACCCGGCAAACGCAAGACCCAGAACGGCGGCACAGATAGATAACGCCGGGCTGGGGGCATGGTACGAGTTTTGCGTAGCGAACGGCTATAAATTTAATATGGTGCGGGATTACAAATCATCCGGATGGGAAACCCTCGCCGACATAGCGGCGACGGGCAGGGCATCACCTACACTGACCGACGGCATATGGGGCGTGATAATCGACGAGCCCGATAAGCCGGTGATACAACACATCACCCCGCGCAACAGTTGGGGTTTCTCATCCGAGAAGGTGCTGTTTGACAAGCCTCACGCTTTCCGCATCCCTTTCACAAATGAGAATGAGGGGTACGAGAAGGACGAGATAATTGTCTATGACGACGGGTACACGGCGGCAAATGCCACGCAGTTTGAGAGCGTCGAATTTCCTGGCATAACTGACCCCGACCTGATATGGAAATTTGGAAGATATTACATAGCGGCTGCCCGTCTACGCCCTGAGACATATTCCCTCTACCAGGACTTTGAACACCTGGCGGTCAGGAGAGGCCAGAAGGTCCGCGTCTCACATGACGTTCCAATGTGGGGCTCTGGGTGGGGCAGGGTAAAATCGTTGATTGTTGGGGATGCCGAGGCAGAACCGCCGACCGACCCTACGAAGACCTACGGCGTGGTGTTGGACGAAAAAGTGGCGATGATGGCTGAAGTATCGTATGCCTGTCGCTTCCGGCTTGCCGACGAATCCAACACAAGCCTGTGCCTGTCCGTCATAAATGACGGGGCCGGGGAATCAGCTACATTGATGTTCGCAACGCCAATCGCTACTACCTACGGCCCACAGATTGACGACCTTGCAATGTTCGGGGAGGCGAACACCGAGACGGTTGAACTGCTTGTCAAGGGCATCGAGAGGGCAAGCGACTATACCGCCAAACTGATACTCGTTGACGAGGCTCCTCACATCTATACGGCAGACACCGGAGAGATACCCGCCTTTACGACGCACATAACAGGGCCAATCGACGTTACCCGCTTCGTGCCGGAGCCGCCGACGATTGTGGGGATTGAAACAGGTGATGTCGCGGCAGATGTCTTTTCCGGTACGGTAAAGCCCAGAATACTGGTACACCTTAGACATGACTCTGGAAAGGTCAACGTAAAGACCTTCCGGGTCAGATACCGCGTTGACGGGTCTTATATGTGGTCATTCGCGGAAGCACCCGCCATTGCTGGTACGGTGATCTGCAATGAGATAGTCGCCGGACAGACATATGAGATATGGGCGCAATCCATCAGTGCGTATGGTGTTGAATCGGCTTGGGTTGCCGGGGATGATACCGTCGCAACGGGCCGGACCGAATGGACACCGGGGACGGTCCAGGATTTTGCCGTCAACATTACCTCATACGGAACACTGCTCTTGTCATGGACAAGACAAGCATACCTTGAGATCGCAAATTACGAGATAAGAGAGGGCGACGATTGGGATACAGCGGAGTTGATAGGTATAGTCAACGCCACATCGTACAGGCTGGGCGTGGCACTGGCGGGAACATACAACTATCTTATCAAGGCCATCGACACATCGGGGAATTACAGCACCGTAGCGTCTGAGGCAGACATTACCATCGCAGTGCCGTCTACGCCGGAGCCGTCAGCCGAGGCCGTTGGCGAGTGGGCGGTCGTGACATGGGATGATTGCAAGACCTCACTACCTATCAACTATTACAAAGTCAACACGGCACAGCGATCAAACGCCCTGCGATACACGGAGCGTATTAATTGGGTAGGGAAAAAGGACTATAGCATAGTTGCTATCGACATTGCCGGGAATGAGAGTGCCGCCGGAACTACATCACTGACCGTTACCGCCCTGCTTGCAGTATCCGGCATTGCGCCGACAGGGTTGACCTATGCGGTACGGCTGGCCCTTACCTATACGACGTTTACCGGATTTGTATGTGTCGAGATATGGTCATCCACGACGAATAATCGTGCGGATGCAACAAAAATAGGAGAAACAGCGGCAAAGGTGTGGACGCATAGCGGCCTCGACCTCGTTGATACCCGTTATTACTGGACGCGCACCCGTGACGTTTACGGGAATTATAGCGCATGGTATCCATCCAGCGCAACTGCCGGTGTAGCCGGGACCACCTCCACGGACCCCGCCGACTACCTGTCGGTACTGACCGGGTCCATAACAGAGGACGAGCTGTACCAGACGCTCAATGACCGCATCGACCAGATCGACACGGAAGCGTTTATCTACGATGAGGATATCATCGAGCCGAACATCTACAACGGTATCGCCGGAGCATATTCGGGGCTGTACAATATCGCCTCGGGGCACCAGACGACGATAAACGGCCTGCTGTCCACGGCGGCAGGACACGCCAGCAATATTAGTGCCCTGCAGGCGGAGGTCGCATCCCTGACGACATCCGAATGGAGCGCCACGGGGGATTACATCCTCGGGAAATACGTGGTTTACGGTTCCGAGGTCTACCGCTGCATACAGGGATATACCTACTCCGTCGACGGCACAAAGACACCGGGCGTGGATACCGCGTACTGGGAAGAGGCGGACGCCCTGTCTACAATCGTTTCCTCGATAGAAACGCGGGTGGATGACCTTGAAGGTGAAGTCGAAACAAAGGTTTCCGCAACGACCTTCGATGCCCTTGAAAACCGGGTCGATACAACCGAGAGCAACATTACCCAGAATGCGAGCGACATCCTCCTGAGGGTGACGCAAACCGAGTTTGACGCCTTCTCGGTCCTCTTCCTCCCTGAGTTCTCCACGGGTGACACCTATATAGTCAATGATTGGGTACAATACGAAGGCGCGTCTTACAAGTGTATTCAAGAGATAGATTTCTCACCCGCACCCCTGCCTACCAACACTACTTATTGGGAAGAAGCGGTATACGCCAACGAGTTCACGACCACGATGAATCAGGTCGAGGTCAACACCTCCGGCATCTCGCTGATGTCTTCAGCAATGATAGGGGATTTGACCTATCTCTTTGATACCGACGAGAACAGGACATTTGAAACTGACGTTTACGTGGAGACCGTCGCTGATATCAGAGACCTCGATATACGGTTGACACAGGCCGGGATGGATATAGATGGAGCCGAGGCAGCCATAGCGCTGCACGCCTCGCTCATCGACGGCATTGATGACAGGCTGTCTCAAGCGGAGATCGACATAGACGGGGCAAACGCGCAGATAGCACTCAGGGCCACCCAGACCAGCCTCGACGAAACAAACGCGGAGCTTGCCGCCGCCGAGGTAGTCATCGACGGTCACAGTGCAGCCCTCATGCTCAAGGCTTCCCAGGTAGACCTTACGAGCCTGACTGGCAGGGTGAGTAC